CAAAACCCACCACCCCTCTGATACAATCAACACCACAACCAAACCCACCACACAGACCCCTGCCACTTGCACGGCCAGCGAGGATGACACACGGAAACGTGGGTAGACGATCATGCACCGACATGATCGAGCAGCGTCCAAACGACACAAATGCGAACGGTGACCGTCCTGAAAAACCCGGCGACCAGAGAAGACATTCTCAAACAGCGGGAGGACTAAACCCACCCTGCACCAACCCAACCTGACAGCCAGCCGCAAACAAAACCACACTTGCAGACAACAAGTAATATATATGTATGCCCGCTGCGGCCACGGCAGACCCCCGGTCGACGTGTGCGCGTGTGCTTGTCCCCCTCCCCTCCCAAATTGCGGGCGTGCCACGCGGATCACCAACCGGACACGAACCCAACCGGATCACCCACACGGACACGTCATCGACAACAGAGAGAGCGAGGGACGACACACCAACGTGTGCGCGGGTGTGAGTCGGGAGAGTGTCGCGCCTAGTTCTGTCTGTTGTGTGTGTCTGTCCGGTGTGTGTGTGTGTGGTTCTCTCGCGGGTGTGTGTTGGTTGGTGGTCTTCGCGGTTGGCCAGGTTGGCGGGTGTGTTTGGGTGTCCCGAAAAATAGTCCTTGACATCCGAATGATTTTGTGGGCGTAATTGTGGGGACGGGAATTCGTCCCGTTCATAGAGAGAGAGGGAGAGCGACGATGAGCGTCGATCTTGATAGTCAGGAAAGGCAAGTGAGCATCGCGCGCCGGTTGATGCGTCTCGCGACGGATGATGCGGGGTTTGTGGCGGCGCGGGGATTGCTTGAGCGTGTGAAGAATGGTGAGCGTGTGTTTCGTGTGTTCGTCGATGGCGATGAGATCAAGTGGGAGGTGTTGTGATGCGACGGAAAATCAAGACAACTTTCCCCGCTAATTTTGGTCTTCGGTGTGGTGTCTGTGGTCTCAAGCCCAACATTGACCCGCGCGACGGTTCTGTCCGGTGGTGTGCTTGTGAGAGGACGGGGGACAAGTGATGTCGCTTTTCATTGTGTCGATGTCGCGCGCGGTTGATCCTTTTCCCGTGTCTGTTTTGCATGGCGCGAAGAACGCCGAAATTTTGCAGGAGAGCGACGGGGGGATCGATGTCCTCGCGTGGCGCGGGGAGAATCCGGCAGAGTTGATTTATGACGCGGTTTCGTTTGCGCGTGATTGGGGGAGGGTTCACGGGGACGACGTGTCTGCGTCTCTGCTTGTCCGTGTCGTGACGGAATACGCGAACCGTTGTGGCACTCATCGTGTGAATGAGTGGGCGCATGTCGGGGACATCATCGACGACGGGGAAGTGATTTTGGGCGTGTCGGATTCGCGCGTGTGGGAGGCTCTCAACGCGTCATCAATCCGGTTCGTGTGAGTGGTTGGCCATGCCGGTTGGCGGTTGACGGGGATCGTTCCCCCGCGTGGCACTCTCGCGTCAAGGCGGCGCGGGTCAAACAGAGAGAGAGGGCTCAAAAATGCGGTTGATGGATGCAGAGCGCGAGGCGTATTGGCGCGGGGTTCGCATGGCAGAGAGTGACCGGCTTGTGCCGGACGCGTGGCCACGTGTGTCCCCGTTGTCCGGTGAGTGGGCGGGCGAGAGTGTCCCCGAATTGTTAGGTGATCTCGTCGCGTCCGTGTTGGGCGGGGAGAACATGGAAAGTGATTGGGATGAGTGTGATGTCATTGACGCTCTGTCTGATTCTTTTGAGCATGGATATGCTCTCCGGTTCCCCGACATCGTGGCGCACACGTACAGCGTTTGTGTCGATTGCTACTACGTTCTGCACAATGGTGTCGATGAGTACGTGAGTGAAAGCGTCGATCAGGATGAAACGCGCGCGCGGCCTGCCGGTTCGTTTGGTTGGGACGTTCACGACGTGGCAGACGCGCACGATTACGGGCGTCACGCGGATGCGTCGTTTTCGTGGCGGGCGTGTGAGTGTTGCGGGTCGATGTTGGGCGGGGATCGTTACGACGTGAATGTGTGGGATCGTGAGAGCGAGGACATCGACGCGTGAGTGGTTGGCGGGTGATCCGGTTGGGGATCACGCGGGGATCGTTCCCCCGCACCCGCGCTACCGTGTCAAGGTGACGCGGTTTTTAGAGAGAGGATCAGAGAGTGAAGACATACGGGGACAATTGGGGCGCGATTGATTCGCGTTACATCGTTCAGAGTGTGACCGGCGCGGGTAACCATTTCTTCGCGCCTGACACGATGCGCTTTTTCGCGTCACGTGTCGCGTCATCCGGTTGGCGGGTGCGTTCTGGCGGTTGGGATCACGTCGACGTGTTGGTGACATCAGAGCGTGACACGTACAGCGATTTCCCCCGCGCGTATACCGTGCGGGTGTTCGTGTTCTCTGATTGTGGGCGCAAGGTTCGCACGTATGAAGACATCGCCGGTTTTCAGGGCTACGCGACAGGCGCAAGCGCGAACAAGGCAGCGCGACGTGTGGCGCAACGAATCGCGGGCGGGGCCACGTATCGGGAGATTACCGGACGTGAGAGCGACAGCGACGTGTCGATTCTTGAGAGCGTGAACGCGTGACCGGCGCGACGTTACTGTCAGACCTGGCGGGCGCGTTTGTGTTCGCGGGGATTCTGGCGGGCGCGTGTGCTTTGTGGATTCTGGCGGGCGCGTGTCTGCCAGAGAACCGCGCACGGGCCCGTCGATATCGGGCGCGTCGTCGTCGTGAGCTTGAGAACGCCGGTTACCGTTTTCGCCGGTGACCCCCCGAAAATGACGCTCTAGGATTCGTTCTAACGGGCGCGGCGGGGACGGTATGGGCTACGGGTGCGGGCGTTTTGGGCGGGCGGGCGTGATGTCCGTCCGTCCTCGCTTGTCCGGTGCGCGTCACGTGGCACGTGCGGGTCGATGGCGGGCGCGTCGTCGATGTTTGGGCAAGAAGACGCGCGGCCGGCGAATTAGCCCGCGCCCAATACTGCCCGCGCACGCTACTGCCCGCGCGCAATATGCGAAATGTCTTGACACGTGGCCTACGTGTCGCGCACAATACAAGTAGCCCCAACCGGGGCAGAGAGAAAGAGAGAGAGACAATGAATCAGAACGACGATTTGATCGACCGGCGTGTCCGGTTCCGCGATACGTCCGGCAGATGGTATTTGGGGGATGTGATCGCGGAAAATGTTCGCGTGTGGAATGACAACGTGGCCTATTTGACCAACCGGATTTTGGTGGTCAAGGATGACAGCGGTAATTGTTGGGGTGTGGCAGCGCGACACGTGTTCGTGGTCAATCCCAATTATTACGCGGATATCGACAATCCGGCGTTGTGCGATCATTGTTGGCATCCGTGCCATTCGGATGATGCGGCCACGGACGGCAACGTGTCTTTGTGCGGGTCTTTGCGCGGTAACGGTTGCGCGGATCGTGCCGTGTGGCGCGGGGATGCGATTGTGGGCATCGACGGGAAAGAGTGGTGATGGTGATGAACGGCATCCGGTTTTGGATCACGGTTGAGTGTGACGTGCAGGACGGCAAATCGTCGGGGCCGTACGTGGTGCAACGGACGTATCCGATTGCGCCAGGAACGGACATCGAATCGTTTCTTCCGTTGTTTTTGTCGGAATTGCGGGCGCGTGGCCAAGAGCCATATGGCGATGAGATTGGGGGTGAGTGAGATGAACAGCATCCGGTTTTGGATGTCCGATCAGGATGAAGATGGGGCATTGTTGACGTTCGCTGCCGTCGTCGTCGACGGTAAGGCGTGTGGCCCTTACATGACAGAGCTAACGTACCATGTGACGTGGGAAATTGATGTTGAGACGTTTCTCCCGATGTTTTTGGCAGACCTACAGGCACAAGGGAAACGTTTGCATCTTCGCGAACACGAATGAGATGTGACGCGTCCGTGGTGGCTCTGCCCCGGTTCGATTCCGGGGACGCGTACTGTCGCCAATCGGCGGCCATTACAGAGAGGGAGACAATGAGTAGCACAAGCGGTAACTACGGCACTTTGTACGGGTGTCATTGGGAACGGCATCCGTTCGGGATCACCGTGTTTGGTTCGGATTCGACGGGTCAATTTCGGATGATCCGGTTCGCGGGGAATGGTTCGGATCGGGTGACGGTTCGCGGTTCGGTTCTCGCGTTTCGCCAGAAGATCGGGGTGGCGCGATGAACAACCATTTCGCGTATTACAACGTGACCACCGTTGTTGATGACGGCTACCTATCCACGACGGTATGTCTCCCTTATCGGAACGATGATGATTGCGCGTATGACGGTGATGATTCGGCCGTTGATATGGCGATGGCCTTGTGGCGGGATGAGTACGGGTTTGATCTGTCGCGTGTCCGTTTGCGCGACGTGGTTGTAGATTTGTTAGGGGTTGAGTGAGATGAGAGAACATTTGTATGATCGGATCACACCGGAGAACGTTTGTGACCGGATGGCGGCCGTTGGCGATGACACGTGTAGCGTCGAAGACGCTAGCCAGATGACCGTGGTCGACGTGTCCGGCATGACAGAGAATGAGATTGATTGGTTGGGATCAATGGGGGTAGTACCGGACGGCCATACGGTTGACCGGTTGCCCGATCTGATTGTCGACGCTCTCCGGTATCGGACGTTGGTGGCCACGGCACAAATGCGCGATGACATCACGTGTGCAGCGTGTGAGCTTGCGAACGGAATCCACAAATTGGTGGATTGGATGACGGCCGATCTCATCAAATGGGATGTGATGGGCGACCCGCGGCCGCACGTTCTGATTTGTTCGGAATGTTCGGGCGACTAACGATCCGTGAACGTCTGTACTTACGTCCGATCATTGGTCGATGGATACCCTGCCCTCCCGAACCGATCCCGGAACGGTGGGTTGTGCTTGTACGTCACCCGGCGATGGGGGTGTACTGGCGCGACCCGTACGGGCTACGGGACGGATCAACGGTATGGGGGCCGCCAAATAAGGCGTGGCGGTTTGTGTCCGAACCGGTTGCGCGGGAGATGGTCGAACGTGAATTAGGCGTTCCGGTGGTCTACAGGCATTACCGTCTGCCGGATTGACGGTGTTGAGAACCCCGGTCGGGATCATCCCGGTCGGGGTTCTTGGCATTGTCGGCATCGGGGGTTTGTGGCCCGCGCACACTACTGCCGGCCTGGTGGTGTTTCTGATCCGCGCGCAATACTGATCGCCTGATGGTATTTGGTGATGCGACGTTGTTCCGATTCGATCATGTCGGTGACCAGGACATCGTGGACGAGGTTGAGCAGGGCCGCTAACGCTTCCTGCCGGTGGTTCCCGCGCTCAATACGGTTCTCCGGCACAGCGACGCGAACATGGACACGTTTATCGTTGCGAAGTTTGTGTCGTTGTGCGGGCAAAAGGCCACCGTAGATGCCGTACAAGTCTTCGTCGCGCGAGTATTTGGTGAGAATCCAGTTGAGACAGTCTTGTTTGACTGGGCAGGGTTCTGTGTCGGGTGTGCCGTTACAGATTTCGAGGCTGGTTTTCATTGTGTGTTGGTCACCCTTCTCAGGGTGGAACAGGTTGGTGTTCAGTCCTCGGCAGGCCGCGTCTAGTCGCCAGTCTTCGCTCATAGGATTTCTTTCAAGTGACTGGCGATCCAGCGGGCTACGGGGGTGGCTACACCGTTCCCGCATTGTTTGTAGCGGTTGCTGTCTGCTTGTTCTTTGCCGGTGTCGGTGTACCTGGTGTGGTCATCAGGCCATCCCATCAATCTTTCACATTCGAGAGGGGTGAGGCGACGTACCGCGTATTCGGTGAGAACGGCATGACCCCCTCCTTCGGAACGCAGAGTAGGCCACGCGGTTTGGGATGCTTGCGGGTCTAACCCTTGTGTATGTGAGAATCCGATGAGTTGGGCGACATGAGGCTGGTTCCCGCCGCCTGTCCCCATTTTGGCGGGCAGACAATGTGAGATGCCGTCGTTGATTCGTATGCCGTCACGAAACGAGTTCTCGAAAATGATGGGTTGCGCTACCCCGTGCATACTTACGCGGTCAAGGGTGAACATAACGCCGTCAGGTTGTCCGATCCCTGTTCCTTGTGGGCCGGCCGTGTCGGATCGACCGATGATTGTGCCTTGTATGGGGATCGGTTTTGATACGGGGATAACTGATCCCGACATAACTTCTTGATGGTTGGAATAGTTTTTTGATCCGTAAGTTGTTGTCAGAGTCGGCCCAAGTTCTGACAACGGCAAATTGACTTGATCCACAATTGGCATCAGAACGGTTGCTCTAGATTCGCCGCCGTTGTCAAACGCGTTGAGTGTCGGGGTGACTTCGCCTTCTACCCATGTTTCGTCGTCGGTGTCGTTCTGGGCGCGACGTGCCTTCACGAACGGGATGAAGGTCATTCGGTCGGTGTCGGGCGACCAGCCACGGCTTCCAGAGCCACCTCCAATGGTTCCGGCAAGTTCTTCCCCCTTCTTCTTGCCCTTCGCAAAATCCCCTCGGCGGCCTTCGCTGACAGGTAGTAGCGGGTCGGGACATCGGTTGGCGGTTGCAGGATCGAAGATAGCGACGAGGAAGACGCGCCGTCGTCGTTGGGGGACTCCGAAATGTTGCGCGTCCAAGACAGCCCACTCAACGAGACACGCCCCGAGGTCAACCATTTCGTCGACGACTGACTGGAAGTCGGCTCCTTTATTTGAGGACAAGGCTCCGGGGACGTTTTCCCAAACGGCGATTCGGGGAACAGGGCCAGTTGGTCGGGATGATGTTGCATCTCGCATCTCCTTGATGATTCTGATTGCTTCGTAGAACATGGATGAGCGACCGCCGTCCAACCCGGCTCGTTTACCGGCGACGGACAGGTCTTGGCACGGGGAGCCGAATGTGAGGACATCGCATGGCGGGAGGTCTGCCCCGTTGACTTCTTGTACGTCACCCCATTTGGCTACGTCGGGCCAATGGCGGCGCAGGATGGATTGGGCGTGTTTATCCCATTCAACCTGGAATACGCAGTCCATGTGGGTGTCGAACCCCATGTCCATGCCGCCGACACCGGAGAATAAGGAGCCGTAAGTTGGGCGTGTCATTTTGTTTTTCCTGTTCCCCAGATGATGACCCAGAGTAGGGCAATCATGTATGTGACGATCATGGTGGTGAGAATCGTGTCAGTCATTGGCCGGCTTCTTCACGCTCTTACGGTTCTTCGGTGTACGACCCTCCGCGATCCTCAGCTGATCGTCGCGTTCCATCCTAGTCAACCCGCCGAACACACCATGCAAATCCCACGCTCGATGATTGTCCAACCCGTACTGTCGGCATTGGAACATGACAGGGCAAGTGTTACAAATCTTCTTTGCGTTCCTGATCTTCACGATGTCGCCGCGTACTGGCATGAAGTCGTTGACATCCATCCCACGGCACGCACCGTATTGCAACCATTCGGTATCCACATTCTCTCTCTTTCTGTTTGTTGAAGTATCCCACCGGTCGGCAGGGTTGTCAAGGACTTATTTGCAGGGCCGCGACCAGGGTTTGAACCCGCAACCCTTGTGGTGGTCGTACCACTTGTACATTTCCCATGCCCACGCGAAGTTGTAGTACGGGTCTTTGACGTACTCCCAGCTTCCGTACTTGTCTTCAACCTCGTTGAGCCACACCTGGTTGATTTGTAGTGGGCCTCGATCCCAACCGTTGAAGTTCTTGTGGCCGTCGATGATGTTGAGGCATCGGGATTCGTGCCATGCTTCGTCCAGCACGTCGATGAGCAGATGGTCGGGCCATCCGGCTGCGGAGGCAACCGGGGCTAGTTCGGCGCATTTTGCGTCGGCGGGGACGAGAGTGCTGGTTGTGGTTGTCGGTGCGACCGTTGTAGTTGTGGTTTCTGGGGTGGTGACAACGACGGTGGTTGGTGGGATGGTTGTCGGCAACGGGGTCAAATCGACTGGTTTGATGTGGGTTGTAGCGCATCCAGCCAATAGCAATACAGGCAACAAACGTTTCATAAGTTGTCTCTCTCTCAGTAGCCGGCTTGCTTCAGCAAACCGATGATGGTGTTGACGGTCATTACGGCATACTGTTCGCCAGGATCGGACACGCCGACTCGTTTGGCGATCAGGACACCGATGTCGGCCTGACCGTTCACACGTTCTGTTTCTGTTTCACGCAGCCATTCGGACAGTTTGAGTGTCTTATGGTTCTTACATTCCCATACGACACCGGGCGTGCCGGTGATGTCACCTTCGTCGTGTTGACCGGTGAGCGCACGCCGTTCCGCATACGGGAATCCGTGTTCTCGAAGATGTCGGACGATCAGCGTTTCAAACGCTGTCCCCTTCTGTTTTTGCTTGCTCATCAGCTAGCTCCATTGGGTATCGCCGTGCGCGTCGAGGTTTGCAGGTGTGCATTGGTACACCGTTCAACGGCACGTGGGTTGTTATGGTTTGCTCGCAGATGCGGCACAACCATTTTACCGTATGGAGGTCAGAAAGGTTCTTCATCTGCAACGTCAGTAGCGTTGAGCAGGTCTTTTGCGGTGTTGACGTTGGTGTCGTCGCCGTATGCAGACCAGCGAAGTGAGATTGACACGTCGTCTGCGATCACTTCGACACGCTGTTTCTTCGTACCGTCTTTGCCGGTGTACTCGCTCTTGTCCAAACGTCCGGTGACGATGACACGCGATCCCTTCTTGACGGAGGCGGCGACGTGTTCGGCCTGCTCTTTGAAGACGACGACATCATGCCAAACAGTTTTCTTGTTGTCGTCTTTGCCTGTTGTGTCGGCAACCGAGAACTTGACGACTGCTGTGCCGTTGGCCGAATACTTCAGTTCCGGGTCACGTCCGACGTTTCCGCTGATGGTGATGGTGTTCATGGCTTCATCATTTCTTTGAAGGCGACACGAAGTTTGGTCATGTCGCTGATGGTTACTGTTCCGCTGAGGTCTACCCCAGCGCGGTCTGCTACCTGGTCGTGGTCAAGGTTTGCTTCTGCACAGGCGCGTGCGAACTTGCCGAGGACTTCCGGTTCAACCGGGCTGTTGTCTTCGACGGGTTGTGCGACAGCTTTCTGTTTCGCTGTGGGCTTCTTAGCGGGTGCGGTCGGCTTGCTGTGGCCGAGGTCTTCCCACTCTTGTTTCGTCCACAGGGCGAGCGAGATGCCGAATCGCATGGCTGCGTTGCGGAGGAAATCTCCGACAAGTTCCTTGTCCAATTCGGCTTTGTCGGCGCGTACTGATCCGACTCCGAGCATCGGCTTGCCGTGGACGGTGAGTCGCGCCCACATGGTTGCCATCCCGTTTTCGACGTGGACGTGGGGGCGGCCGTTCACCCATCCGCATGGTTCCCACGACCACATGGGGTCGATCTCGATGAGGATGCGGGTGATGTCGGCGTGTCCTACGAAGTCGAGTTGCATCCCGCCTTTGGGGAGTTTGCCGACGATCTTCGGGTCGGGGACAGCGTATTTGGTGAGTACCTCTGCGAGCTGCTTTGTGGTGTCCATCACTTGTCTCCTGTCAACTGTGAAATCCAAACGCGAACCGGGCGTGCATGGCAAGCCGGTCGTTCGGATGACACGAACCTGTCGGTCGGTGCGATCAAACCCATGCCCTCGGCACGCTTCATCGCGCTACCCAACGCTCGACCGTCATGGTTCAACTCCAACTTGTTGTCGGCAAAGTATTCCCACACGTCGTCGGTCGTGAACTCGTCTTCGGTTTCTGCCAGGACGATGATCGCTTTGAACGCGTTGTCACGGAACTTGACTGCGCTGTTGCTCCACCCTCGGTTGATCGCCTCGTCACGAAGCGTCTTGGCTAACTGCTTGTTCTTCATTATCTCTCTCCTTTGAACCGCATGACGCGGATCGTTGATGTGGTTTCGTACTGACTGTACAAGTCAGGGTGGTCGCTTGTAAAGGCTTTCTTGTCCCAGCCTTTACGGTTCTGCGATTTCCAGGTGACGGCCGGCTGACCGTTGATGATGCCGGTGTTGGCATCCTTCATCAGTTGGGCGATGGTGGCTTTCAGCGTGTCTTCTTCGGTTTCCAACAGTTTCTTTGCGGCTTGCACTTCTGCGATCCGTGTGATGAGGTCGGCGTGTGCGGTGAGATCGACGGTGTTGTCGTCGGCGGTGGGGAACCGTTCGGAGATTTCGGTGTAGGTGGCCGGCCATTCGGCGGGGATTGTGCCGAGGTCGAGATACCACAGGAAATCTTTGACAGCTTCGATGTGATCGGCTTTTTCTTCGGCGGTGACTTTCTGCCGGTGGATGTGAAGGTCGAGCGTGCTGTCGAAGATGCCCCAAATGATTTCGTTGACATCGCAGCACATGGCTTGTTGTACGCCTTGCCAATACCAGTAGGCGGGCAGTTGGCCGTCCCATTCCCGGTTGTACGTTTTGATTTCGACAACGTAATCAGGTTGGTCAATGTTGTTGTCGTAGGAGTATTGGTCGATGCCGTCGATGGTGGCGATCAGCGGGCAGGTTTCCCAGTCGAACGCGTACATAACGTCTGGCGTTATGAGGGGGATACCGATTTCGTCGCCCACCCAATCCAGCAGGACGGACTCCAGGCGGTTCCCTCGATCCATCGCACGACTGGTTTCCTTCACGGCCGGTGCGTCTTTCATCTTCTCGACCGCCAACGCGTACTTGCTGATGAACCGATGCTGGTCGTGGACTGCGGCCGCTTCTGAGGCGGCGATACGCGGTTTGCCGTTGGCAGCTCGATGCCTGAGCATCAGCCAGTCCATGCTTCCGTGGTCGGGTTTCGGGATGGTCAATATCATTGTTCTCTCTCCTTGTTGTTTGAGACTGGTTACACCTTACAAAGGGGGTGTGGCAGAGTCAATCCAATTCTTCAAACCAGTTGACTGGCAGGTGTGTTGCCAGCGAATACACCCGCACGATGCACTCCAACGGGATGTGGTTGATGTCAGACACCACCTCAGGTTCTTCGGCATCGTTCATCACAGTTGACACAAGTGTCAAATATCCTTCTTTGCATTTGGGCCACACCCAGCCGACCGTCAACGGCATCATGGTTTCAGGCACATAGCCTTCTGTCATCGTCCAGCTGTGTTCGCCGCCCTGGTGTGCGTCACGCCATTGGACGACAACCATCGCCCATGTCGGATCGTTCTCGTCGTAAACCTCATTCATCGATTCCCTCCGGGGCGGGGTGTCCGTGTTGTCCACATTCGGGGCATCGTCGTCCTGCGGATTCTGGCCAGTATTCATCGCATCGTTCACAGTACAAGAGGTTGTCGCTCACCCGAATAGTGTACCTCTCCACAGGCATCGGCCGGAGTGGATCGGTACTTGTTCATACCAGAAATCGCCGTCACCAGGCTGGTAGGTGACGACCGCGAACCCTTGTTGCCAGTCTTCGACCACGGTGAGTGGCCGGCCGTCAAGATCAATGCCACCTTTGGTGGAGGGGACTGCCCCATCGGTGCGGGCTAACGTCCCCGGAGATGCCGCCAAGATCGTTTTTGCGCCATCCCAATCTTCACGTGACCGTTCTGCCCATTCACGCCTGTGGATGTGACCGTAGATAACGGAGGTTTTGGATGAAGCAAGATATGAGTGAGCGGTGCTTCCGTTACTGCGTACTTTGTCGCCGTGGATGACACGGAGCCTTTGGTTGATCCAGAAGCTCGACGCGGGGTAGCCAGCCAGATACCTAACCCGATACTCGTTGAAACGACAAAGGTAAGGAACAGAAAGAACCGGCCAATCATCCGGTGTATTGCCTTTTCTAAGACCGAACGCTGCTTTTGCGTTGTCCAATACATAGTTCACCAGTCTTTCTTCGTGGTTGCCGGCGATCCACACGATGTCTGCGTCTGGGGCGCAGAGCCTCAGGGTGGCGGCGAAGGTGGTGGCACGGTCGATGGATGCTTGGGTTGTTTGTTGGAACGCTGGGGACAGCCGGTATTTGCCGAGTTCGGGGAGATCGAGGTTGTCTCCGACGAGGACGATCACGTTGGGTTGGATTCGTGTGACGACGGCCAGGGCTGTCTCAATGGCTTTCTCGTCGTGTGTTGCTTCTAGTTCGCCGGTGATGTCACGGTAGTAGCCGAATTGGATGTCGGGCAGGATGACGGCGGTTTCGTAGCCTTCGGGTTTGACGACTGGTTTGGGCAGTCGGATTGATCCGATGGTCTGTTTGCCTCGTTCGATGACGGGCCATTGGGGGCCGGACTCCCAGGACGGCGAGAACTGTACGCCCATGAGATCATGGATTTCGGCTTCACCTTCGTCGTTCTTGGTGAGCGACTGGTAGATGGACACCCGGTTGACCCTTCCGATTTCATCAACGGAGATACCTTGCCGGTCGAGAAGGTCAGCGAGTTTGCCGAGGGTGTCTTTACGGTTGGGCGGCGGGCCGACTGTGAGATCGTCAGAGAGAGTCACAACTGCACCTTCTGTTGATGTGTCGGGCAAGTGCTTTCGCGTTGAGCTTGTACCCGTTCTCGTTGAGTTTAGTGGACAGCCATGCAACTGTGTACGGGTTTTGGCCGTTCTTCCGGGAGATCACGTCTGCTGTTTGAATCTTCAGCATCGTGTCGTACAGCGCGTCTCGATCTGTTTTGTCCAACGATTCTTTGAGGACAGCGACCGGGCATCTAGCGCGGGGCGCAGGTTTGTCGGGTATCCCTAACGATTTGGCGAGGCTCACAGCACTCCAATCTGTTTATCAACGACAACAGTAGTTGTTCGTCTTCTCTCCCTTTAGGCACTACGCGTGTCAGGTAGTGCCTGATTTCAGGGAACAGTTGACAGACATTGGAACACAAAGTCAAGCATCCTTTACAAATTGACCCGCTACGCTGGGGTTTAGTCTTGGTGAGCGTGCCAGTCTATATGCTTGTCAAGCCGACGACGAACTGTCTTCATGTCGTCGCGTACTTCGGTCAGGATTTTCATTGACTGGCCGTGCTGTTGAGTGTTCCTCTGGTCGAGGCGATGCAGGAACCACATCACCGGCCCGCCGATGAGGGCTACGGCGATGGGGACGAGTATCGCTTCCATCGGGTCACTCGTCTTCGTCGCGGTTGGCGATCTTCTTTGCTGCGCCTCCTGCGGCGAGTCCGGTGAGCGCACCGCCGATGGAGAACGAGAGGGGGGACAGAACGTCCATGAAAGCGAGATCGAGCGGGGCCGCTTCTTCAGGCTGGTAGACGAAGATGAGGGAGTACAGCATCCCGAGGACGGTGATACCGAGAACGCCTGCCAGGGTGAGGATCAGGATGGCCCTGATCCGGGCTTCAATCTCAGTCGGGTTGAGTCGTTGACGACGGCGAGGGCTGTTTACGGGGGTCATTGGGGTTCCTGTACTGGTCGCTGCAAGCTGCAAGCAGGCAGGCCAACGCCACAGCGACGACTACTCCTACTTGTATCCGCAGATGGTTTGCCACGGGGATAAGTGTACCTTACTTTAGCAGTCTATTTGTCGTCGGTGAGGGCTGCGCCGATGTACATGATGATGGATGCGACCGCGCAAACCACCCCGATGTCGCGGGTTGTGCCGGACAGGGTGATGAGGACGAGGATGAGGCCGGCGAGCATGATCCCGGCTTCAAGGAAGATTCTAAAATATTTCACGGCTTTCTCCGGGTTGGGGTTACGGCGACGACTCCCATTGTGACAGCCCCGGCTGTGACTGTTCGTCGTGTGCCGACATCTACGGTGGAGCCGAGGGGGACGTAGGTGTCAAATTGGCCGTCAAACACGTTGATTTCGGTTTCGAACGCTTCACGGATTTCGGTGGGGGCGTTTTGGACGGCGGCGACGATGGCTTCGGCTTCGGCTTCGGTGAGTTCGTCGGGGACGATGGCATCAAAGATGTCGGCCGCCTGGTCGGGGGTGGCTTCGGCTAGGGCTTCGGGGTCGGTGGCTAGTTCGGTGGCCTCATCCGCTGTTATTTCCTCTGTGACGACTGGTTCGGGGTCGTCTGGGGGTTCGGTGGGGTCTGGGGCGGGGAGGCTGTCAGACGGCAAATTAGAGGTGTCTGGCGGGGTTTCTGTGGTTGGCGGGATGGTTGTTTCGGGCGCGGAGGTAGGCGGCACGGTAGGCGGGGTCGTAACCGTCGTCGTCGTGATCGGCGGTGGGGCCGGCTGGGTCGTCGTTGTGGACGGCTCGGAGATAGGCGGCTCGGTGCTGGTCGATGTCGTAGATGGAAGGGTTGGGGGCCATGTGGTTACCTCGCTTGTCGTGGTTGTCTCTGGCACGGTACTGGTTGTGCTTGACGTGGTGGTGGATGGTTCGGTCGTCGTCGTACTGGTCGTGCTAGTTGTCGTCGTTGAGGGTTCGGTTGTTGTGCTGGTTGTGGTGGGTTCAACGGGGGTGGTGTTGACATCAAGCGTGTACGAGGTTCCGTACCATGCGTCTGGGTTCCCGCAACAAACCCCTGCTCGGAGACGATACGACCCTGACCCAACTTCTACCTCCAGCCAAGAGTCCAAACCGAAATAGTCGTCGTTCTGGGCAAGCAGGTTGCCTGACGAGTCGTACAGCCACAGCATTGAGTCGATGCCGTACTGTTGGGCGTATGACCGCACTTTGAACACGGCCGGTTCTTCGTAGGTGAACCAATGGTCGGATGCGGAGGTGACGGTAACGGTGTCTGCTGACGCTCGACCGGGCTGAACCCAGGCCAGCAACGTCAAAGTGAGAAGGGTGAGGCGTGGGAGATGCCTCACGTCAACCGAACATTTTGGCCCACGTTGCAGGCCCGACAACCCCATCTGACTTCAAACCCTGCTTGGCTTGCCACAAACGCACAACCGCGTCAGTCTTACGACCGAAATCGCCGTCGATCACAGGTTCCCCGACGACAGCCTGAACGAGCTTCACCGCGTCACCTGTGCTTCCCAACTTGATTGGGGTTCCAGGGTATTCAAACTTCATGCCACCAGCAGGGGCAGGAGCAGGGGCGGCGACGGGGGCGGGTGCGCCTCCGAGACTGGCGAAAGCCTGCTCATAGTAGGCGGGGTTGTCAGCGTGCTGAGGGGCGATCTCAACGTGGAACCAGTCGCCACCGGGGGAACCGATGGTGTTCTTGGTGTACACCTTCCATGCGGAACGATCACACCGCCAGCCGCGTCCGAACGGGGCGAGATGGTAGTCGTGGATTTCCTCGATCAGGAACAGTTCGGCGTTGGCAACCCAGAAGTCAACGACTTGGCAGGCGGTCTGATAGTTGCCGAAACCTTTGCCTTTGTTGGCACGCCACGACAGGTCGGCGGCACGACCGGTTCCGTGGACGGACGGGCGGGGCGGGCCGTCGTTCTTCATGTTGCGAACCGACCATGTGCCGACGTTCCACACGCCGTTGTTGAAATGCTTGATAGTGAGTTCCACGAACTTTTCGAGGCCGGCACGCTTTCCTGTCGCGTTGGCATCCCATCCGGTGTATTTGCGTCCCATGACTGCTCCTTAGTTGTAAACCAATGTTACCAAACCGGAGAAGTCCGATTTACCACGCACACCGCCAGGTTGGTTGCTGTGATCCGTAAGAGCAACACCGTAGGATGTTCCTGCACCAAAAGCTGACAGCCAGTCACCAGGCATTGTGATTGTCGCTGAAGCATTAGTCCCAGACAAAGACTGAGTAGCATTGGTCCCTGCAAACGTCGGCGTTCCTGATGCAGAAGTTAGGTTGTGAACACGGAACGTAAAGGTTCCTGTGTTGCCTTCAAAGACTGCCCCTGAAGCAGACCGTTTCACGAAAATTGTTCCGCTGTCAGCGGTATGACCCTTACAACCAGACGTGATATTTGTGCCGTAAAAGAACGCACCGTACTGCCAAGTTGTAGACCTTCGAACAACAGCTTCGTCGGCAACAACAAAATTACTCCAGCTTGTCCCGAAAGATTCAGCGTCAGTTGGCAGATACGAGTATGTGCCGAGGGGTCGGGTGTACTGGTAGATCGAGCCGTTGCCAGTTGCCTGGTTGTTAGCCACGTCGGTAGCGGTGATCTTGAACGACACTTCCCACGTTTCACCGGACGGTGTATTACGACGGTTGGTCGGAACAGTCATCGTGGTTGTGCCACCACCAAAACCGCCAGACGTGATCGAGTACGTGCTGCCGTTGACCTCACCGCTCGATGAGCCGATGAACACCTGTTGCAACGTGGCTGACGCGACACCCGACTCTGAGTCCGTGATCGCGCCCCAGGTCACATCAAACGACGAACCGTTCTTCACCACAGTCGGCGTAGGGATCGTCGGCGCGGTGTTGTCATACTGGTACACCTGCTGCCAAGTCCCAGACACCTTCGCATAACCGTTAGTGACACCCTGCCAACTGCCCGACACCTTCACATACGGTCGGTCAAGGCCAGTCAACTCCTGCCATGCGCCACCAGTCTTGATATACGACGGCATATCAGTACTTCAACCACACGTCGCCATCAGACCCATCGCCCGAGGTAGGCGCAGACGTAGAAATCCACAACCGGTTGTTTGTTGAGTCCCCAGTCGTGAACACACCCGCGATCTTTGACGGCTCAATTGCAGCCGAAGCGTTCACATCGGCGTTCACAATCGCACCATCAGCAATTTTTGCAGACGTGATAGCCGAGTCAGCGACCTTCGCTGTCGTAACATTCGAGTCCAGAATCTTTGCGGTCGTCACAGCGTCCGAAGCCAACTTACCGGCCGTAACCGCACCATCATTGATCTTCGCAGTCGTAACGTTGCTATCCAAAATCTTGGCGGTCGTCACCGAATCGGCAGCCAACTTTACGGCAGTCACGTTGCCATCCACGATCTTGGCGGTCGTCACCGAATCCGACGCAAGTTTCCCGGCAGTCACATTGGCATCAAGAATCTTGACGGTGGTGACAGCATCAGAAGCCAACTCAGACGCGCCGACAGCACCAGCCGCAATCTCCGACGAACCGACCGCATCAGCGGCGATCTTCGCTGACGTGACCGCATCATCAGCGATACCAGCCGTAGCGACCTGACCCCACACCAACCCAGTCGTAGCCGACGAATCAGCTTTCAACACCAAAGCGTTCGTGCCGACAGCCAGACGAGCAAACGTCGAGGTGTCATGGGTAAGGATGTCGCCCTTACTTGTCAACGTTGCCGCCAACTCGTTTGCTTCATCAGCGTCAATTGCGGTGAATACCGGATACACCACGGAACCGGAAACGTGCTGGGCGGCCGTCGTATCGTCCACACCGCGAGTCGTCACGTTCACCGTCGTGTCAGTCGCACCCGAACGGGTAACCAACACCTTTTCCTCATTCGCTGTACCAGGCTCAATCACCACATAAAACGGGTTAGCACCATACGGCCAACCGGTATACGCGGCAATCACAAAGTTCGTACCGTTTGACGCGAGCGTCCCGGTGATCGTGGTGGAGGCTGCCCCACCCTTATAGGTTCTGCGTGTCTTAGCCATTTATGCCACCAAACTCCTGAGTGTTACTACTGCTGTACCGTCGTATTCCCACGACTTATCGCCCGAATCAATCGGGAACCATTCTACATTCTCGACCACAGCCCTAAAGGATTCGACACCTTCCTGGTAGCTGATGATCCGCTGATCGGAGATCAGGCCACGCAGATAAGACAGTTCGCTGACGACATCCATGTAGTAGTCGCGGTTGAACCGGTTGATCTTGCGGTGCAATAAGACAGGGACGGAGAACAGTTCGCTTCGTACTGGGGCAGGGAACACTCGGGCTTGCCAGCGTGTCAACGTCGGGCCAGCAGTTGAGTCTGTGCCAGATCGGGTGAACGACAGTTTGATGAGGGTTTCACCGAATTGTCCGTCAGGGCCGTCAAAGGAGATTTCGGTGGCGTTGACGGTGTTGAACGGGGCAAGTGTTTCGTAACCGGAACCGTCGTGGTCGTAGGAGAAACTGATGGAGCCGGCGAGGGGGCGGGTGCGGAAGTCTGCGAACGCCATGAATTTGCGGTCGGGGATACCCCACCGCCAGAAGCCTGTCTCGATGTAGCCGGTGGCCGCCAGGTTGGTGGCGTGTTCAAGATAGATGCCTTGCCCAGATACGGAGAACAGGCGACGGTCGTTCCAGTTGACGACTGCGTTGACTGCACCTTGCACATCAGCCATCAGATCGGATGCGTAAGCGGGTTCGTTGGTGGCGTTGAATTGGGACAAGTCCATGCGACCCAACCCGGTGGATGTGCCATCAAAGTTTGTCCACCCGTAGTAGACGAACCGGTTGTCGCCTATCGCGCACTTCACGTCGGTTCCGGTTTCAAGGATCGGGCCGATGAGAAGGTCACCGTTGTTGTCTGATGTTGCGAGACGGACACCCTTGTTTGTGCCGATGATAATGCTTCCCAAATAACCGTAGATGGAGGTGACGAGTTCACCGCTGGGAAGTTCGCCGGCTTGCACAGGGACATCCAGGGATGTGCCGTCTGCCTTGATTGTGGTGCGATAGATGAGACTGCTTTTACCGGCGTAACCGGCAGCGTAAATATGGTTTTGACCGGCTGCGAATCCGACCCATCGGAAAGCGGTGTTCGGATGGACGTAGAGAACGGTCGGATTGTTGCCGGAGGCGGTGATGTTCCAAATTTTGTGACCGTCTGTAGCCCCTGAACCGGCTGCCATAAAGCGGCCCTTGACGTAGGCGAGGACACCCCAGTTGTGGCCGGTTTGATATGACGACGCAGACGTAGACGCGGTATTTGTTGAATAGATGCCGTTACCTTCAAACGACACGAATACGGTGTAGCCGTCTGTCATCATGCCGTTGATTGTTGCAGTCGGCGTGCCAGTCACAGTCGAGAACGTAGACAGGTTAGTCGTGTATTTCAACGTTTGGTTATCGGCAACATACAAACGTTCGCCGGCCACAACCAGAAACAAGTTTGTGTTCGCAGAACTGTAAACATTCGATGTGGTCTTCAGCAATCTCAACTGGCCTTTAGTCCACGGGTCAATGTTCTTCGACGTGTAGAACCGGGTGTCGACACCCTCAGCCGTATCCGCATACTTTTGCCCGGAACCCTTGTGCCAGGACACCTGCGAACGTCGCCACAAACCTTGTGGGTTGATCGCCGCTTCACCAGGAATGTTGGAGTCGTCAGCCGAGTCACGCAAACGGTTCTCGAACGTGCGAGTGAACCGGTTGGATTTGATGTCCAACATATAGGAGTGGCCACCAATGGCGACCGGGAAGATGTCGGGGACGAGTGAGGATGTGCCTGTACCCGTGAAGAACGTCGGCCCACCCGTAAAGGCGGTCGTGAAATCCATCAGGGTAGCCATCGGCTACTTCCTGATACGCAACGGATATTGGCGGTTCAAACGTGCGGCTTCAGCGGTGATGCGATCTCGACGCAAACGCAACAGGTTGTTGATGCTGTTGCCGACAGCACCGGCAGGCACTTCGTCGCCACGGCGAGTGTCGCCCTGCGATTCCGTAAAGTTGCGCTTCACTTCGCGGCCGGCCATCAAACGGATTTGGGTTCCCAACACCAGCAAGTCCTCGATCTCCGTTGACGCACCGACCGAAGATACGGTGGTGGACTCGGACGCGAACGGGGTGTACGGAGCCTTGTAAATGACACGCACCGTACCGGAACGAACATACGAGTCGAAAGCCAACGCAAACCCGGATGCGAAATCGCTGGTGGGCATATCGCGGAGCAGACGGACGTTACGGATGATCGGATAGTCGTCGGTAAGGAAACGGTAACGGACATCGTGGAGGTCGATGATGCTGGTTACGTTTGTCAGGTTGACCATACGGTCGGAACCGTTGTACGAGATGTCCACCGTCTTGACCTGGAACAGACCGTTCATCGGGGATGACAGGTCAGCCAAATCAGAGTTGAGTCCAGTAAGAACCTGGTGTCGGGGGAACCGAGGGTTGACGGTGATGATGTCGCCGGCTGTGTGGCTGGCGGCGGTTGTACCACCGTAACCGCGTTCCACCGTCAACGTCTTGTTGCTGGTGTTCGCTTCCCACACATAGAACAGTTCCGTGCCGATCTCGAACACGGTGTTCTCACGCAACGAACCGAGGTTGTAGGTGAGCGTCAAACTGGTGGCAGACGAGTTCACCGAGGACGCAAGCTTGTTGCGTTCCTCGACAGTCCCAGCCAACAGTTGTTGGACTGAACGGTCAATCAGGTCGCCTGCGGTCGTCATTGGTTCTTCGCCCACGCATTGTCAACAAGATTCGGATACGGACGGCCAGCCTTCGCAGCGCGAGCCTTAGCCGCCTTCTTCTGACTGTCCGTCAAAGGAGAAGACTTCTTGTTCGGGTTCTTCTTATCCCAAAACTGCTTCTTAGCGGCCATCATTCACCACGCCTTGCACGACCAATAGCGTGCGCTCGTCTTCGGGCCAGGGTCAGCGCAGTTGTGACGCGCCCGGAAATTGCTACGGCGACCAGGCTGGTCCTTCTTGATCGACATATTCGGGTCACCGAACATCACACGCTTCACCTTGCCCTGACCGGCAGAAACGAAGACGACAGACTTCTTCCGGCCGTAGCCGGGTTCACCCTGCCGGATGCGGCGAGGCGCATCCAACTTGACGTTCTTACCCTGATAAGTCGCCATTACTTCTTCTTGGCAGCCTTCTTGAGGTATTCCATCGCACGTTCCTTCTTGCCTTCGGTCTTTTCGTGCTTCATCTTGGCTGAAGCCGACTTGTAGTTTTCCTTCTTGTAAGGCATGAGTTCTCCAATGCGAGATAGACACAGCGAGTATACCGCAAACAAGCCTAGAATCTGGTGACGACACCGGCTTCAAGCAGGACATCTAGTGTCGAGATCGGAACATAGCCGACCTGCCCCGAAGCCAACCGAATCTTGTACCGGCCGATATCCGCGTCCACTTTCACGTTGGCTCGAACAGGGGTCATCTTTTCGCCGGCTTCCACCCAATGTTTCTCGGTCAGACGGCCGGTAGGCGGGTGAACCTCCAACAGCCGTTTCGTCGCGTTATGCCACGAAAACCCGAGGGTGTCCTCGAACCGGGTTTGCCGTTCCCACAAGGGAGGCCGACCTCGCTTGTAGGCGTGGCGCATCGCGTCCACCAGTTCGTCGTGGTCGGGGACAAACCAGTTGCCGACACCAGGGAACTTGGACATAAACGACTTTTCTTTACGGCACTCCAACGGGAAGTCAAACAGCCGGGAGAACATCAGGTGGCCGTGGGCGGCTGTGCCGATGACCAGGTTGCCCAAAGCGCATTGTTGCAAGGGCATCATCCCGAACCCTTCACCCCTGCTAGCTGAGATGAAACAGTCGGCGGTGGCGTGCAAATCACGTTCCGCTATCGGGTCGAGGGCCGCTTTGACGACGGTGATCCGGTCATCAAAATCGTAGATTTCAGGGTCATCAAACGTGTACGGCGGGATTTTGATAACCAGTTCAGAGTCCGGCAAGTTCGCGTCTTTGAACGCTTGGATGACTTGTGGGATGCCTTTACGCAACCAACCGGAGCCACCGGTAACAAAGCGGAAACGCTCATTTTCGGGGACGTTTTGGGGACACCACATATCGTGGTCAACGCCCAACGGCACGACCTGAACGTCGTCGTGAATGTCGTCAAACAATTCTTTGTTCCAGTCGCATGGGACAATCACGCGGTCAAACATTGAGGCGGTTCGACTAAACCTTTCGGGTAGCAGGTCGGTTTCCCACATGGTCATCACCGCTGTCGATTGGCCGGCCCACCAGCCTTTCACCATGTCCGGCAACATCCCGAACACCACAGACCCAGCGTCGTCAGATAACTCGACCTTATGGGACAGATGGCGGGCAAACTCGTCCACCATACGGCCATACCCGACATGAGGGATGTTTACCCCCTTGATGTCGTAGATCACGGAAGAATACCTGACTCCACCTGGGCTTTCGTTTCAGCCCGCTTTTCGACCTCGGCTGACCCGTCAATCTTGCGGGGTTGCAAACCATCGTTGCGAAGACGTTTGTAGGCATCCAAATCCTTGTCCAACACAGCCTCTTTGTTGGCGATGTGTTGAACCTGCTGACGACGAGTCGGGGTTGCGGCCGAGCTGATACGGACGTGAGCGATCCGACAGCCGAAACAGCCGTCAACATCGAGCGTCGGGTGGGTTTCCTGATGTTTCACCATGTCAGGAAATATAGGCTCCGTAGCCTGCGGTTGTCAGTTGCGCGGCTTCCTCATCGGTGATCTGGTTGTCGTGACCACCGTAATAAGTAATCACTACAGTTGCCATGTCGGATGGTTCAGACTCGACGTAGGTTCCGTCCACCAGCTTGTAGACGTTGCGTCCTTTGGGCAGGGACGCATAGTGGCGTAACAGCCGGTAGGAGAACCGTTCACGTTCACCCCACGGGATTGTCTCATCGAAATCGGACAGGTTGTAGAAGTTGTCTGACGGGCATCTGAAGATGGGCATTAGGTCACCGTGTATCCGGCCGCTACCAGGTCGGCTTTCTCTTGTTCTGTTACGAAGTGTTCGTGTGCGCCAAGATACACCTTGTCTACGAGACTTGGATCAAGTGGGTCTACGTTGGTGTATGTGCCGTTGGTGAGCCGGAAGATGTTTCTGGCACGGTATCCAGGGTTGGCTCGGGCAAACAGACGGTGCGACGGGGATGCGTCACGGTAATCAGACCACGGGAACCGATCTTCGACGGGCGGCCGGAAGATCAACGATTTCGTCCAGTTGGCGGTTTGGGTGCTGGCCCCGGAGCCGGTGGCGGTGCGGATGAATAGGATGCCGCCGAGCGCGCTCGATGTGCCTGTGCCACTAGATGTTGCGGTTCTTGGGGCGATATGTAGCCCTGTGCCACTAGACCCTGTGGTTGCGCCTCCTGCGCCGTAGGCGGTGCGTAGCCGGCCGACGACGATGGCGGTGAGAGATGTCCCCGTACCGGAAGCAGAAGCGGTACGGGGGACTGTTCGCAGTCCGGTCGCATCGAAACTGCTTGTGCCTGTTCCGGTGGCGGTTCTGACGGGGACGCGGATGCGGGTTGCTGTGCCGGAGCCTGTGCCGGAGCCGGTAGCGGTTCGAACCGGGTTGATGTTGGAGTCGGCTGTTCCAGTTCCTGCGCCTGTGCCGGTTCCTTGCCGTTGCTTGAATACGCTGCCTGAGGCTGTGCCGGTTCCTGTACCTGACCCAGATGCGGTGGCGGTAAATGTGGCTACGCCGTCATAGGTGAGGTTTGACGCATCATAAGAAAAGTTTGCGTCGTCGTACAGGTGAGCCATGATTAGTGCGGGTGTGGGTGCGGGTGGTCGTGGACTTGAGCGGTCTGCTGTTTATTGATAAAGAACGTGGAGATGATCCATTTATCGTCCGACAACGGGGTGCAGGCTTCATGCGGGTGAGTGAAGGTAGCAGGGAACAAGACGATCCGGCCGGCTGCTGGCTCAATACACGCACCGTGCAACGGGAAGTTGGTTTGCCCACCATGCTTGACATCGTTTAGATACACGATGCCTGCCAACACACGGGCTGCCATCTCCGGGTTTTCGCTAGGGAAACTGTCCACGTGTTCCCGGTAGTAGCCGTCGTTACGATGGTACTTCTGGATTTGGTAGCCGGTGTCAGCAACGCTCGTCCAATCTTGGGTGTGCCGATAAATGTCTCGGTATGAGGCGACGGCCGTGTGGAACGCGTCAAAGATAGCCATTTCGATTGCGGCGAATCGGCTGTCCCACGGCGACGAATGAGAGGTAAACGTGCTTTCGCTCAACGTCAAATCAGATGACCGCTTGACGTTGTACATGACCCCACCAACCGTTTTGCCATCTTGCGCCACCTCCTCGTACATCGGCTGAAGTTTGCCGACAAGCTCATGGCACAGGTTCTCGTCAAGAACATTATCCAAACACAAGATCATGCCCTCTTTACGGGCGGGAAACGACACGATCATATTGCTCTCTCCTTCTCGTATTCTCCGAACGTCCGACAGTTTACAATCAAACCGTGCATCCAACTGGACACAAAATCTGGGAGTTCGGGGATCGGTTCGGTTGTTCTAGCGCGGGCATCCGGGTGACCTTGTAGGAACCGGCCCACCTTTTCTGGCGGCATCTGTTCAATCACCCATTGTTTGACTTCATCGGGGGTGGAGATGGTGGACATGATGTTGTTACACAACGCTGCGATTTCTTCACGATTCCCAAGAGTGTCGTAAGCCCAATCCCACTCGATGATGTAACGCAACATTTCTTGCAGAGTGCGTGTGTGGTTCGGCTGTCGGATCGCTTCTTCTTCTTTGAGAGTGTCTTTCAATTCGATGTACAGGATGATTGCGTGTGGCATCGCCTCGAACACCGGGTAGCAGACAACAAGATCCTGCATGGCGATCAGGTGGTCGCCGGTCACCGGGTCGGGTGGTTCTGTTGACCCGCAGGCGCAAAGACCGCTGGTTCCATCCCAACGATGCAACGACGACGGGCCGATTTTGCCTCGATCACACCGAGCATCTTCGCCCTCTACAACTTCTTTGACTGGGATTTGCGCTACCTTGCTAATAGCAAAAAAGCCTGTGGTGTCGTTGACACCCACAATTTTGTCGTAATAGCCGACTGCACCAGGATCGGTGGGTTCGTCTTTGAGCGTAGCCATCAGGTCTTGATGATATAGATGAACTGGGTTACACCAAGAGCATGGCTATGAGACTGCGATTCGTTGCCGCTTGTCCCGTTGTGAGTGTGGTTGGCAGATTCCGTGCCGGTCGTCGTATTGTGTGTGTGGGTTGCCCCATCACCACCAGTTGTTAGGTTGGCGTTCCAGGTGTGACTATGGCCTGCGCTTACGCCACCAGTAGCCGCACCAGAGTTAGACCCGTTCGACTTGTCATACGTGTGCGTGTGGTTAGTGTTGTCATTCCCGGTGGTAACCGTATAGTTCGCATTGTGCGTGTGGTTAGAACTCGCGTTGCCCGACGTACCGTTATGCGTGTGCGTCGCAGAAGGGTTACCTGTCGTCGTGTTGTGCGTGTGGGTTTGAGAGGCCACTCCGGTGTAAATCAACGTTGTTGAACGTGTATCCGATGTAGTGCCATAAGGCAAAACAGTATTCATTGACGGAACATTGAATGTGGTCGAGCCGTTGCCCGCACCATAAGCAGTACCGATAGCACTAAACAATGCCGAATAGGTAGTACGTGAAACAGCAGACCCGTCGCAAACCAAAAACCCAGCTGCCAACGCGCCGGCATTAGTGCCAGCCCACAACCAAACCGTGCCGGCCGGAGCAAGGTTCGCAACCTTGTAATCGAGACTGGTCGTCACCGCCGACCCATTCACCCCAACCTTCGCCTGCAAAGCCTCAATCGCATCATTCGCATCAGCGTGCTGCCCTGAATGAGACGGACTGTTCAACGCCGACCCGGAAGTCGGATTAGTCAAAGAATCAAGAGAAGAAGGAAAATTAGTAGCCACTCAGGGCCACCCCTCAATCCAACGTCAACGTCAAAGACGTGATCTGGAACGTGTCCCCGGCAGTCACCGCAGCCGACGACGACAACGCGCCAGCAAACAAACAGTTGCCAGTCGTAGCCGAATCCCACAACGACCAATGGCTGTACGTTTCCGTAGCCGCCACATTCGTCCACTCCACCGTCGCAGACGACGACATCGAACCGCTAGAAGCAGCCGAAAACGAAATGCTCTTACGAGTCGTCTCCGTCGCCGCGTTCGACGTACCCGCCTCACCAGGATCGCCAGTATGCAACTTCACATACACCGCCGACACAGCCAACGACACATTACGCAAAGTGTCCAGCCACGCATTTTCCAGATAATTCGAAATCGACATTGTTTACCTCACTAAAGCCAAAAGGCCGGGGACACGGTAATTGTACCGCATCCCCGACCTCAAAGCGGGTTGACTCAGACTCAGGCGAGCGAGCTGGACGACTCGATGCGACGGAGAGCCGCCTCACGGAATCGGCCGTAGCCACCCAGCCAGTACCAACCGACCGGCTGGAAACGGTTGAGGGTGTCGGTGACGGGGCCGCGCACGACCTTCGGAACCGAACCGTTGCCGTCCTGCTGGCTGTACGCCTTCGCGATGGCCTGACGACCCATGATGTGCGTGCAGTACACCTCGATGGTTCCGGTCGAACCGGAGCCGTCCGAAGCATTCTCGAACACCTTCGCACGGGGGGTTTCGATGAAACGAACACCCTCGAACGCGCCGATCTCACCGTTGTAGATCATGCTGGTGTCCACGTACACGTGCGGGTCACGCCACGCGGCCGCGCCAGTCTCACGACGGAAGTCGTAAGCCACGTCCGGGTGGATGTAACCCATGTACAGGCCGTTGAACGTCGGAACGTTCGCGCCACGCAACTGGGCGGTCACCTTGCGGATGTCGTTGGCCTCGATGATGTCCTCGGCGGCGACGGTCGTGCGGCTCGACGGGGTGGTGCTTCCACCGCCACCGTAAACCACGTTCGTTCCACCGGCGATCACGTCACGGACGATGCTGTCGATGGAGATTCCGGCGTTGTAACCGACGACGTTCGCGGCCACAGCGTCCACGTCGAGGAACGAGGTTCCGCGAAGCTTGGCGGTGGTGAGGACGGCGTTACCGTATTCCGCGAGGGTGACAGTCACCTGCGAGTCGGACATCGCCACGGCGGTCACGTCGGAGGTTTCGGTCAGCGCGGAGGTAGCGGCCGACAGGTCGTTGAAAATGGTGAAGGTCACCGACGCACCGGGCATCGCCTGGTTCGTGGGCTGGACTTCAACGGCTCCGTCGAACAGCAACTCGGAACGGAGGGCGAAGTACGCCAACCGGTCAAATGCTGCCTGATCGACTGAGAGGGCTGCGGTATCTGTGTATGCCATGAGGGTTCACTCCTTCAAGTGAGATTGGTAGCCCCCCGACTGGCAGGTCAGTAGGGCTGTTGGGCTTGACGTGCTTCGGCCAGCAGCATTTCGATCTCGGCTTGGCTGTTCGCCTTACCGATCCGGGTCATCAAATCGACGGGCGGCTCGCTGTTGTTGCCGGACGCGACCTTTGCGGTTCTGTCCCAGGCATCCTTCTCGGCGGCCTTAGTGTCATGGATGATCGCGGCTTCGATGGCTGCAGCTCGGATCGCATCAGCCGACAATTCGCCGTCATACGCCTTCACGAAATACTTGGCGACCGGGAGGCTCGGATCAACTCCGGCCTTCACAAACGCCAGTTCGCGGGACGCTGCGGCGGCTTCATCAGCCTTCGCTTTCAGGGCTGCGTTCTCGGCTTCCAACTGCTTCATCCTCTCACGGAGAGGATTACGGCCGGACTCCTGTTCATCGAGTTCGAGTTCGCTGTCCACTATGTACACTCCTTTGCCCAACCAACCCCCGGAGGCAGGGGAAGGTGCTGCTATGTCTCACCTTGCGGTGGTTCCTGCCGGGTTTGGCATCGATACGAGTGTAGCACATACTTTTGTATATGCCACTATTGTCAGACGATAGATGACTCGCCTTGCTGACTGACCGCGAAACTACCGCCACCAGCGAACGCGGCTTCACGTTCAGCTTGCCTCTTACGGAGACGCTGTTGCGCTGCGCTCGATGTCCCGAACACCGCACCGATCTGTTCGGCTTGCGTGATCTGGTCACCTTGTTCGCCGGCGAGAGGCTGGAACAGTTCTTGCGCTGAAGCGATTGTCTGGAATCCCTGGCGGGCTTGTTCACCAGTAACACCGGCCTGAGCCAGTTCTTCAGCCTGCTGTTGACTGATACCGAACCCGGCTTGCAGGTTGCTTTCGGCGGCGATCTGAGCGGCCTGAGCCTGCTTCAACAGCATTGGGGTGGCCCGCTGAGGGTCAAGGAAGTAGGCGGCCAACTGGCTGTCATCCACCCCGTACAACCGGCGCATTTCCTCGACAACCTGCGGGTCGGCTTCACGGACAGCCTGATAACCCTGGTTGATTCGCTGAGAGAACTCTTGCACGGACACGTCGCCACCGATCAGACGGCTGAACGTGTCGGGGCTGGAGTAGAACTCGCGGGGCATCCCAGCCGACCGCAACGTCTGACGGTACACGTTCTCCAACTGGATATACTCGCCTTCAGACAGAACGTTCAGGCCGGCCTGACGGCGAGCCTCGTTCCCTGCGAACCGTTGACGGTATTCGTTGGTTTGCCGGATACGACCCACAAGGATGTTCGTGTCAACAATGTTTTCTTCAAACACCATTTGGTTGACGAACGAACCCAACTGATCGAGGCCGTAGTTGGCGAGGGTTTGGGCGATGATCTCATACGCCGACTGCTGGCTTGCTCCCATGTCACTCATGTCATGCCTTCCCAAACAAATTTGCCAACTGGTTCGTTACCTCGAACGCCCGCTGTTTGGCTTCTGACGTGTACTCGTAGCCGAACGACCTGGTGTTACGCAGGTATTTGCCCCATTCGTTGTAGTTCATGGGGCGGGCTTCACCTTTGTCTGTGGTGAACGTGACGGCTTGCGCCCATCGAGGGTCAGCGAAGTCGACGGTTTCCGGGTTGATTTCGAGGATGCGCGCGGCCGTCTGACGATAAGGGTCGGTGATCTGCTGGAACGTTTGACCGGCATCCAACTGTGCGCTGATCCCGGGGTATAGGGCTTTGGCGGTGTTGAGCGCATAGTTGTTGAACGACTGGATGTTGTCTTTGCCGGTGGCGATGTTGTTCACCCAGCCGTTGAACGTTTCGTCCGACAACGAGACACCGTATTTAGCAGCAATCTCTTTGAGTTGCTGTCCGAAGAAACCGGTGGACAGTTGGGACATTGTGCCGGTGTTCTTGACGGCTTCAGCCCCAACAGAGTTCTGAAGGGTTTGTTCGTCCCAACCGCCACGCAAACTGTTCTCTGACAGACGGCTGATCGTCGCATCATCAAAGTTCACGCCGAGGTTGCTGGCGAGGGTGCGGATGTCGTTGTTTCGCTTGTCGATCTGCTGTTGGGCTGACGCAGGGTCGGTTTGCTTCAGGGTGTCCCAGGTGCGAGCCGAAGCCGAGTTTGTTTTGAACCAGTTGGTTTGCTTCAGTTCATAATCAAACTTTGCGTCTGACCAGTCGCCCTTGACTGCGTTCTCGATCAGGGTGGAGATTTCGGGGACGGACTCGATGATGGCAAAATACCCGCCATATTGTTCTTTGGCGGCTTGTTTCCAGTCAACTGGGGCGGGGGCGGCCGGAGCAGCCGGAGTTGCAGGCTTTGTCGGTTTTCTCAAATACGACTTTGGCAACGGGGGTCTGCCGAGTCGCGCCCGCAAACGGTTGTAGTTGTCATATTCCTCTTGTGTCAGAGTTCCTTCTGCCATCATGCACCACCAATCGCGTTGAAGAACTTGTTGATATACCCCAACGTCTTATATGCCGAAGCCTCATCCGGAGCCTGTTCCTCAGCAAACTGTTCAGCAGCCACATCCGCAGACGCAGCCTGCACCATCGTCCCACCACCGGACGCGCGACGCTGTTCCGCGATTTCCTCTGCTTGGAACGCACGAACGAAACGGTCGGCTTCCTCATCGGTGAACCCTCGACCCAACGTCTGTTGGGCGACCTGGCGGGCGACAGCCTTCAGATCGTCAGGGTTGGAGGTGCGATAGGTGCGACCACCACCAGACGACGCTGATGTTTTTCCGGCGAGGCGTTGCCCCAAATAGTTCTTGTACGTAATGCCGTTTGCGTTAGACAAAATGAGCAGACGAGACAACGCAGTAACTTCAGCAACCGGGTCATTGAACTGAGACTTTTCAATCAAACCAGCTTTTTCCAACTGGTTCATCAACACGTCTTGATTAGCAGGACTCAAACCGTTGTACAAAACAGGAGCGAAATCGTCAGGATACGGGCTGTCACGTTCAACTTCACCAGCCGAGTTCACCAAACCAGGGCCGTTGTACGGAACCAATTTACCGTTCTCAAAGATGAATCGAGGCGGTACAGCGTCAACGCCACCTTGTTGTGCGGCGGCGTTGATCGCATCTTCCGCACCACCGGCTTCTTCGTTCGCCTGCGAACCGCCCTCACTTATCTTCCTCGAAGCCATAACTATTCCTCGCTATCCAAATCAACTTCTTGCAGCAACAGACGCTCCCACAAACGACCGAAATCAGGATACACCGCCGCCAAACGCTCACCCTCAGCACGCAGAATGTCACGCAAATCGGCGTTCGCGCCAGCCGCCAACGTCTTGCCACGTTGTTCCGCAACCTCCAAAGCCTTATCACGAACATTCAGATACTCGCGCGTACCCATCGCCACTTCGTTGTCGTTCATACGTTCATCAAACGCGGCTTCATACAACACATCCATCTTCGCGTCAAACGCTCGCACATCAATCGGGGCCTTAGCGAAACCCGGATACTGGTCATACAACCGTTCGCGTTCCTGGCGCAGAATATCCTTCTGTGCGTCGTTCGGGTTAGGGCCGGCCGCGCGAATCAGGCGACGGTAGATCGACGTTCCCATCAACCGTTGCGATTCCTCAATTTGTTGTTGCGGTGTCAAATTGACACGTACGCCAGTTTCCAGTTGGCGCATATACACCTGGTAATCAAACTTTGATCCGGTCGGCGCAAAATAGCCAGCGATCTCATCATAAGTTTCAAAGAACTTTTGATTAGCCCGTTCCCAATTACCGAACTCTGTAGATGCGTCAAGTCCACCAGCAATAGATTTCGTTTTACCCGCCATGTACAACATGAAATCGTCACCGAAAGTGTCCAAGAATACTTCGACAGCGGTGTCATAATTTTCGTCTTGCAATTGACGGAAATACTTGGAGATTTCCGTGGCGTAAATGTCGGTCTTTGACAAGTCAATGGTTTCCCCATCAATCACAATTGTCTTAGTTCTTGCTTCCTCAGACAAAGGTGCTGTCAACTGGGGGATCGGTCGGGTCGGGCCAACAAACTGACCGAAACCACGCAACAGCATCAAATTACGCGCTTTGCCTACCGCGTCGTCTTGAAGACGTTGCATATCAGCTTCAGTTGAAAGATCGTATTCGCCAGACGCAGCCAACACTTCCATGACCTGCATCGTCATGTCACCCAAATAACGGTCGTTATCAGGGTCACCAAACGCTCCTGACCATACTTTTTGCCACCAGGGGGGATCAGGCACAAGGCCGACTTTAGGCGCACCATAAGGTGTCAGTAGCTTACGAATATCATCGTATTGCGGTTTGTCTTTGAGAATCCATGCGGCCGCAACCTGAGCGTATGGCCCCAAACCTGGCAGAACGTTGAAACCCATGTTCAAACTCTTGGCAGGTGCAACAAATTTTACGTCAGGAATATCGAACGCTTCTTCGACACCCTTGCCACCAGCAAACCCGATTCCGGCTCCAGCAATCAAACCAGGCAACCCGAGTGCAATACCTCCGATAGTGGCTCCGCTGAAAGCGGTCATCAACGACACAGTATTGGAACCGAACGGGTATTGGAAAACGTATTCGCCGGACACCGGGTCGGTGTAGAAGAAGCCTCGACCGTCACCGTCGATGTCGGCGTTACGCAAACCTTGAACAGACACATAGCCGCGCTTGAACGCTTCCGGATCAGAGGTGAGACGGTTCGTCCAGTTCCTCATCACTTCAGCCCACGCAGAACCGAACGGTGAAATGATTGCCATAATGTCAGCAAAGTTGGAGCGTTCGGCTGCGTTGTAAAACAGTTCTTTGGTGGTATCCAAAGCTGCGCCTTTAGCGTAAGCATCCAAATCCGAGAACGTCAGTTTGCCGTTAGACGGTATTGATCCTTGTGCTTTGCCCCACAACTTTTGTGCGGCTTCTTTATTGCCGACATAACGGAAAAAGAAACGCTTGTTGAAAGTTTCTCCGGCCGCTTTAGCGGCGGCCTGGACGTTTGCTTTGATAATGGCTGCTTCGCCAGGTGCAAGTTCGTCAGCCAGTTTGCCAATGACGTTGTAATATTCCTGTCGGAATACGGGCGAACGGTTGAGGAACGCTTCACGTTTCGGATACAACTCGCTGAAAAAATAATCGACACCCTGGTCAAATTTTGCGCCAATTTGAGAGGCTCGACCGGCTTCGTCTTTAGCATCAACGAGAATTTGTGCTTTGTACGTGTCTTTCAGTTTGATATTCGGGTCATCGATTGTGTCGCTAATCAACTTCCAGAAACCTTCTTGGTAGCCCGTGATTTGGCCGGTGTTTGACAAGTTGATTGCATTACGAATATTCCCGGATTTCGGGTCGGTGAATTTGCCGGTAGCAATAACTTCGCGCAATAGCGGGCTGCCACCTGTAGTCACATCGATTCGAGGACGAATGTAATTGTCGATATAGCCGCGTGCGTTCGCTTCGTCCAACTGATTTTGTGCGTCTTTGAAAAGGACAGAGCCGACACGCTTCTGACCTGACGCGTCAGGAATCGTGCGGTTCTTCCACATATTCTGAAGTTTGTCTACGTGCCTGCGACCTTCAGGAGTGTTACGCATCCAATCAAGAATTTCATCGGTGGTACTATTGCCAGCAACAAGTTTTGCTACCTCGTCGGTATACAACAACGATATTTCTGCGGCGATCCCCTCAGAATAAGCTTGTCTTCCGTCACCTCGACGGACGCGTCGCCACACACCAGTTTTCATTTGGCGTGCGCCAACTCTTACTGGGTCTACCGTTTCACGCAACGAGCCGGACACGGCCTCAGCCATTTCGGTTTGACCATTACGAATCAAATCTTCTGGGTCGCCTTTGAACGTCATACCCCAAATGTCGCCCTTGAACTTTTTGTGCAACGCGACTTGGATCAATTCAAACGGATGGAAAGCACCGGTTTGAATGCCTGGTGCAAACGATTGACGGAGGAACGAGTCGGACATATTGCGGAGTACGTAACCTCCGGTTAGAAGCGTGACAGGTCGCCAAATCCAGTTTTGCGCCCACAACAAAGCTGTTGCCGGTGCGCGAAGTTCACCCAGTTTTTCAGGGTTGATAAATCCTTGTTTTGTCGTGATCTTCTGGATCGGCGAATATCTGGCGGCGATTCGACGTACACGTTGCGCGTCAGGCAGGAAGACTGAGTGCTTCAACATTTCTGATTGCAACCCGGCCGTCATCATCGGATGACCAGCCGTCACAATGTTACCAGCATCATCAACCCACGTAAACGTTCCACCCAGGTCAGCGGCACTACCAACATCATCAATAGCACCAAACAAATCACGGTCCAAGACTTCTTTTTGTCCGAGCAAACCCTTGTGAAGAATGTCGTTTAGTTCATCGCTGACACCAAACTTCGTCATCGCCGCGCGACTAGCTTCCTCAATTTCAACCGCCACATTACGGATCGAGCCGTCGCCCAACACGAAAGCGTCCGTCAAACGGTTCACCAAATCGAGACGCAACTTGCGGTCAACACGTGCCTGGATCAAATAGTTGTTCACGTTCTTGATTGACTGGGCGACCTGACGCGAAGAACCGCCTTCAACAACAACATGACGACCCGGCACAAGATTCAACAGGCGTGCCGCTTTAGATTCTTTCATCGTGCCGAAATACGGGATATTGCGTTTGACCTCATCCCAACGACCAATATCGATGTTGTCGATTTTCTTAGGGCCGACACCGCGAGTGATGTCACCCAAACCGAGAGTGTCGTTCAAAAACTGTCGGGCTTTGACAGCATCGTCAACCTCAACAACACCCTTCCAGAAAGCCGCGTCAGCAGTCGGGAAAATGCGGATCGCCTCATCAACATTCTTGATATTGACGATACGGTTGATGACGCTTTGACCGCCTTTAGTGTCAAGAAATTCTGCGACCTTAGACGGAACAATGTAAACCGAATTTTTTTCTGTTAGCCCAGCAAGAGTGCGTAGACCAATTTTCGCACCAACTTCAGTTTTTGCGAGACGTGCGAGCGCACCACCGCCAGGGAGAGCTGGCGTTTTGATCGCTACAGCAGCGTCAACGATGCCGGAAAGAATGTTGTATTCGCGGGAACCTGGTTGAGCAACCATTGTTGCGATAGCACGTCCGGCTGTCAATGCTTTGCCGTCAATAGTTCCGCGCAGTTTGCGGGCTTCCTCAGCCTGCTTTTCGTAGATGCGTGCGTTCGGGAACCAGCCGTCACCGACAAGTCCAGGGTTTTGGATTGCTTGGCCCAACAAAGTCGCATCCCAGAACGCGTCCTCGAAACTAAAATTGCCTGGGGTGTATGCGCTGTTGCCTCCACCGAAAGCGGTCGCAACCTCATATTGGAAGTCGTTAGATGCGGTAGCAGTCGGAATAACAGTTGTGCCGGGGACTCGACCGGTAGTTGACGCTTCTTGGATTTGGCCTGACACATTGTAAATTGCGCCGACGACAGGAGCAGCAAGGTTTTGTGCGACATCGGAAGTCCATTGAAGACCTGTGCCACCCCAACGAACAGCCGTTCTCAGAAAATCAAGGCTTGTGCCTTTTGTATACCACGGTTGTTCTTCTTCTTTGACCACGTTGGGGTTTTCTCGAACAACCCGGAACACTTCTTGTTTTACAACGTCAGACAAAAAAGACTTTGCTTGTTCCTCGTCCATCGCCCCAGCGGTATATGCACGCGCAGCCGCAATAATCGCAGCCGGGTTCGCATCAGGTACGGTGTTGTAGAAATCTTTGACAGCGTTAGCCAAATTGAACGACACCGTAGGCTTTGCAGCTTCATACGCTCGCTCGGCAGCCTCCAACTCTGCGTCAAGACTGTCTTCCTCAGCAGGTGTAAACGGAAACGGCATCAGTAACCACGGTTCCCGTAACGAGTCAACATCTCCAACAGATCGTCGTCAGGGAACATCGCATACAACGCACGCAAAGTCGTCACCACATTGTCCTGTGGGACACGACGAGGAACCATCCCTGCCTCCATCGAGGACGGCCCCGGCCCGAAATCTGCGCCGGCAGTAATCGGCTCATCCGGTCGTTCCGTAGGACGCAACAAATCGCCGGCCCCACCAGGAACCGGGCGTGCCATCTGCTGTGCCTGAACATCAGACGGAGCAGAACCAGGTGAAACCTGCTGTTGAGAACGCGCCTGAGCCGCACCCTCACCATACGTTTGACCGGTAAACGCCATCTTCCGTGTCGCAGGATTACGCAAATCAGATCGATTCGGATAGTCAGCCATCAGCCACCACCAAGTTGAGCGAGCAACCCTTCAATACCAGCAGGAGCAGCCGCCTCAACAGGCTGTTCCGCACCCATCCCCGGCATCGCCAAACCAGGCTGTGCTTCAGGTGCGCCAGCAGGAACCTCCTGCGCCTGACGTTCCCTCGCCGCCTGATCCACCTCAGACACCGCATCATACAAACTCTTGTTGTCCACCAACACCTTCTTCACCAGCAACGCAAGATCGGCAGGCTGATACGGGCCAGCAGGGTTCGCGGCCTGCTGTTGAATCGAAGACAACAACGCGGCCTCCACACCCTCAGCGATAATCCGATCATGTTCCATATCAGGATCATCGATCAGCGGATCAGCCTCACGTGCCGACTCTTTCGACATCAAACCAGTACCAACACGCTGACCCAACCCGATAATCAGGTTGTTCACGTCCGAACCAGCGGCCGAATATGCGACATAATGGAAGTCGGTTTCCCACACCTTGTTCGGCGTGTAATCAACCTTGCCGGCCGTCGCACGACCCGGCATGAAGAACGACTTGGGGGTGTTGCCCCAATACGCTTTCTCGATGGCGATAGCCACCTTGTCCTCGGCCAATAACGACTGAGCGAACGCCTCCTGTGCTTCCTGCACACGAAAGTCAATAGTGGCTGACAGCACGTTTTCGCCACGGCGACCGGTACGAATGTTCGTACCCGATTCGCCACCGAACTCGGCGGGGATCGCACCCTCCAAACGTTCCTGACGTTCCAAACGATCCAACGCCTGCTCAGTCTTGTAGCCAGGGTTGACCTGCTGAATCTGAAGGTCGCCGCCCTTCAACACACCCAAGATTCCGGCTTTGCCGTCAGCGAGCTGGACGATCTCCGGGTTCTCACCAGGGCGTGCAACCAAATATTCGTCAGGGAAAATGCCTCGCTCAATAGCGATTTCGGTCAACGCTTGCAGTCTGGCACGCGTGTAGTACATCCCGAGCAGACCGTCAAACTGGCCATGCGGCTTATCGAGCGTTGTACGGTTAGCGACAATCGCCAAAGGCACACCAGCACGGTTCACGATCCGTTCCAACTCGACCGAATCAAGACCGGCGTTCTCATGCGGGGTGAAGTTCGGATGCTCGTCTGCACCCAACACACCCATCACGATCTCGTATTCGTCCACGTACTCCAGAATGGTGAACATGGTGTCCGGCTCGACACGGCCGACACGCAGACGGCCGGCGACCATCGGCCCATAGTTCTGCATCAGCCACGAATACGGCTTGCGGTAGGTGAAGATGCAGTCGTAGGGGACAGGGTTGTCCTGGTCTTCAGACGGACACGGGTAAGTATCCAACGGGTTCCGGACGTGCCAACGCGGAACCAAAGTCTTGAAGTCCGGTTTCAACACGACAGCCGACGATGAATAAGCGAGCAGATGGCGGGCGCGGCGACGCAACACCATCTTCATCCGGTTCTCATCCCAAATAGCGAGCATCGCCTTCTTGCGGGTGTTCGCCAAATCCTTTGAGCGTTCCGAACCTTCACGGAACGCCGGGAAATACGGGGACGGCATAGTCGAGGCGACACGCATCGACATCTGATCCAAGCCCTGTACAAGCAGGTTAGCGACCGAAGAACGTGCGCTCTTATCCAACTCGTTCAACGGGACAATGATGTCGCCGTTAGCGAGTTCACGGACAGCCTGCATCTGCTGATGCACCGGCCCCATCACCCTACGGCGATGGTTGTATAGCGCAACTATTTCTTCGATTGTTCGCATCAAAGATTACATTCTGCCTTTGCCGTACTTCTCCGCACGCTTCATACCATTGAAAGCGTTTTGAGCAACACGGGTCGCCGCCGCGTCCAGGGTTCGCATCGAAAACTTGTCAGTCAACGACGACTCAGCCACCACATCCTGCAACGACTGAATAGCCTGCTTCAACGTCTTCGCACCACCCAAATTGTTGCCGTAACGACGCTGAATCGCAGCAGCCGCTTCCTCAACCGGGGTCATATTCGACGCAGCCTTCTTCTTCGCGGCCATCATTTCTCCTTGATCGGACGGTCAACCACTAAGAGTAACACATTTCAAGCTGAAAGCCACGAAGGTCGCCACATTTGCGGTGGCAACTTCGGCTCAGACAACTTCGGGCCATGCAACAACGTAAACCACAACGCCATCGCCAAGTCCGTCCCCCGCTTCTTATCTTTCGTCCACGAACACAGTTCCTCGATCAATGCCAACGTCTTCCAGTTTGCTGTCAAAGTCGGCAACCGCAGCGAACCCGACCGGACAACCGGGGGAATCAACGCCTCCAACCCCAAATTCTCGTCCAACTTGTTCTTCGAAGTCGTATGCGGGACAACCAACACGCCTCGGGTCGCCTGCCAGCGACGCACAAAATCGTGAGCCAACAAAAACCGTTGAGCCGCGTTGATCTCCACCACGATATGCGTCACCGGATACCCCATATCGGCCGCCCGTTGCACCCAATCCTCCAAAATACCTGAATACTGGCCGGTAGACATCGAGTAACCCAACAGTTCCTCGGCCGTCAACTTCACCCGCTCCAAGTCAACGACGTGGTACAACCCCATGTCGGGCTGTACAACAGTCCAGATCACACCCCAAAACTGGGATGGGGACGGGTCAACCGAAATGATTGACACCCACGGGGCTGACAAACCCCGAGGCAAATACCCTGGCTGACGTTCCCGATCCACACACCCCGAATACTGCACCCCGTCCGACCCGACCCCGCCAGTCAACATCACCCGTTCCACCAGCTGATAGTCAACATCAACGTCTTCCTGCTGATACACCACCCGGAACGTCGTCGGCTTGTTCTGTTTCACAAACGACAACGTTTCTTTCCACGACAAACGGATCGGATCGAGAAGCGGGCCGTCCGGCCATGCTGGGGCATCCTTGCGGCGGCTCGCCGGCCCCGTATCCAATTCCTCGTAATACGCCTTATAGATCAAATGATGATATTTCTGCTTGCGGATCGGGTCGCGCATCACCTCATCGACAGTCACATCGTCGCCCGACCCGTCAACATCATCCTGATCCTCATAAATCACCTTGTCCAAACAATGCTTGTACAAGTCTCCCGGCCCCAAACGCTGCCCGATCACAGCAACCAAACCACCCGGATCGCAACGCGCCTCAGCCATATTGTCCCAACGATCCAACAGTCTGTCCCGAGCCACCGACTCCTTCGCGTTCTCCGTCGAAGCCACGTCATCAAACAAACACAAATCGGCGCGGTGACCGATGAACTCCGAATCAATACCGTAAGCCGAAACAGTCGGCTCCTTATTCTCCAACATCCCAGGGATCGTCTGCTCAACAATAAATTCTTCTTTACGCCACAACGAGCCGGACGCAAGCGGTTTGAACCGGCCATAATCATGCGCCAAACACGCCTCCGCGTCAATCGCCAACCCCTTACGCACCAACTCCGGGTCAGCGATCAGCCTCGTCGGACGTTCCAACGTTTCACGGATACGCCTCGAATACATTGAAGCCAAAGTCTGCGAAATCGAACCGATCAACACACGAATCGACCGGTTACGCACGATACACCACACCGCGACATCATGGAAAAGGGTGGATTTACCTGCACCTGGAGGACAGTTCAACACCATGAACTCCTTGTCCTCCGACTCCAAATAGGAAGCGATCTTGTATCCGGCATCCACCTGCCACGGCGAATCAACACGCCCCAAATAGACACGCCGAAAATACGCGAAATCATCCCAGCCGCGTTTCGCCCGTTCCGACAGACGGTCATACGGGATCACCGGAGGCAACTCGGCGGCCTCAGACAAATCAGACTGCAAACGACGATACGCGTCCCCCGACCGCTTATTGTCCTTCACCCCAGCGATCTTCGCCTCAACCTGCGCGGCCTCCAAATTGGCTTTCACCAACTTGCTTTTCGCCACCCAATTCTGACCGGTGTTGTAATGAATCCCCGCGATCTTGCACGACTCAGTAATCGACAAACCCGCACCAATAGAAGCCCAAAAACGGGCTTTATCCTCAGCAGAAATCCCGCGACGACCCGAATTCTTAGTACCTGCCATACCACTCCAGTAAAGCACAAACCTCCACCCGGTAGGGGGTTACCAGGTGGAGGCGTGCAGGTTGCCGACCAGGAGAGAGAGTACCGGCCGACAACCCGAGTATACACACAACCCCGACAGAAGGTGTACACTCTCGATTACCACCGCGCAACCACCACAGTTGCCGGAAGCATGGACAACAGGAAAGGACAAACTGCCGTCATGGACGAGCATACCACACCACAGCTCACAGCAGACGCATACTTCGCCATCATCCCCGAGTGGATACTCGACGCACCCATCAGCCCCACAGCCGTCCGAGCATTCGCCCTACTCCAACGCTACGCCAACAACCACAACACCTGCTGGCCATCACGAACCACCCTTGCCACCCGGATGCGCTGCTCCACCGACACCGTAGACCGCGCCCTAAAAGAACTCGTCAACATTGACGCACTCACCATCCAACCCCGCACCGCCATCGCCGGCCAACCCCAAACCAACCTGTACACACTCCACATGGGGGTAGCCGCACAGATGCGGAGGGGTATGGGCATGGATGCGGAGGGGGTAGCCGCACAGATGCGGAACAAACCAAAGAAGAAGAACCAAAGCCAAGAAGAACTAACTCCATCATCCGAAGATGATGACTTCAACACCTTCTGGGACACCTACCCCCGCAAAGTCGGCAAAGGCGCAGCCCGCAAAGCCTGGAAAACCGCCCTCAAAAAAACCGATTCCACCACCATCCTCCAAGCCGTCAACCACTACCGAATCACCTGCCCACAAGACCCCACCTACATCGCCCACCCAACCACCTGGCTCAACGCCGAACGCTGGCTCGACAACACCACCCCCACCCCACCCCCCACCCCCAGCTACACCCCACCCCCACTCTGCGGCAACTGCCGAAACGGATGGATCTACATCACCCGCAAAGACGGCACAGAAGCCGTCGCACCCTGCCCCTGCCAAAACCCGCCACCCCTCTGATACAATCAACACCACAACCAAACCCACCACACAGACCCCTGCCACTTGCACGGCCAGCGAGGATGACACACGGAAACGTGGGTAGACGATCATGCACCGACATGATCGAGCAGC